CTTACAATGGACACTTCTTCGGGGGTTTCTGTTATACCTGTGGCCGAGAGGCCCAATCTCACCGGACGCGTTGGACGCGTCGCCTGTGTCGCCAAGACCCTGATCGTTCTTGGTAATATGGGTGATGTGGCCTTCGCTGAAATCGAACGTCGATTTCGTATTTCTCACCATGTTAACAACTGGTGGGATGTATCCGTGGTTCATGCGGCCAACTGGACGCAGACCAACGAGCGCGACTTCCGTCGTATCGTGTCCGCCTTTACTCAGGGCTTTAAAACCCTGGGCACTTGGTGGCACGTGTCGGCAGAGGCAGCGTTATTTTCCCTGTGTGGGCTCGTGACGAAGTCTAACTTCGCGCGACCCAACTGCTCACTCCCCACTAGGTTGCTATCTGCGACCCATTGCGCGAGTTTGTGGCTCAATAACGCGGACGGAGCAATTCGTGCCGCGCCTGAGCTGCTTGAGCAGCTTCGGTGCCGCATCGGCGCTGACGCACAGGAGGCTTACGAATATATGTACAATGAGGCAGCTCAGCGTACGTCTAGACGTGATCTTCGCTCAGAGGCTTCTTTGCTGGGCGATTTACGTGCCGGCACGGTTGAGCTTAAACAGCCGACTGTGCTGGTTAACGTCAAGCCGTGTGGTCGTCATGATCTGGCATATTGCAAAATATGCTCGTTTTATGATGACTCCACCCCCCAATCGTTCGGGGACGACATCATTCGGGCTATGCCTGGTTTGGTGTCTGCCGCGAGCGACGTTCGAGCAACACATTCATTTGCTAGTTACGGCATCTTCTCGGTGCTGGCGCTATTTTATGGATTTTTGGCGACCTGGTTATTCGGGTTCGCCGTGCTCGTGGTGGTTACCGTGTCCAAATACCTGTGGCGTTCTCTGAAGGAGGATGTCCATGATATTTGCTCTAAATTCCGCTGGCTAGGTTCATTCCTGGTTGATCTTCTGATACTTCCTTGGTATTTGATGAACCCAGTCATTCTTCGCAAATCCGACTCTCCATTGAGCGGGGTTGTTGAGGATGAGTTCCTGCCACCGGCGGTGCCCGTCACACAGTCTGTGCAACCCATTGTGGTGCACACCGGGGCCCAGCCAGAGATGGCTCTCCCGGGCGCAACAACCATGCGAGCTGACCCACCCTCGTCAACTTTATCAATCGTTTATTACGATGATGAAACCCAGACGTCACGGGTCCTCGGTGGAGCGACTGTAATCAAAATCCAAACGAGATCTGGGGTCCAGATCTATGTTCTCACTGCCGCCCACGTCTTCAAGGGATATGGGATTGGCAATTCCAACTATTCGTTTGGCCGCATTCTGCGCGACGAGTGGCTGTACATTGATTTTAAAAGTCTCAATGTTTCAGTCCGCTGGTTGTCTACCAGGACGGACGTCATGCTTCTGCGTGTCGATCCGCGTTTGAGTTCGGGCTTGGAGCTCACTGCCGCTGCCGTTTCTAATGTTGATCAGCAGAAGGTGGCCAGTATCTACGCTTGGCATCGCGACGGTTTCCACCGTAGCGAGGGCCGGTTGACATCGTATCATGAGGTCCTTAATGGTCTCAAGTATGATGGATTTACCGACCGGGGTTACTCTGGCTCCGCCTATTTCCAGAGACAAGGCAAGAATTTGGTGGTCGTTGGTGTGCACTATGGCCGTCATGAGAAGGGGCAATTCAATCTTGCGTTTGGTGTTGGTTATTTCTCGGGTCCTCCCGGGAGAATCAACCCACCCCCCCCCTTGACAGTCCCAGAGAGTCCGTGGTCGGAATGGGTTCGCTTCCAGTATGAAGCGGCCATTGCCGATAAGGACCTAGCTGACCGCTCGGCGCAATCAGACGAAAGTTTTGATGACGAGCGTGAAGTGTATCGCGTTGGTTCGGAAGATGATTCTGACGACGCGGATGCACGACTGGAAAGGAAGTTGGCGAGAGCCGTGGAGCGTGAGCGACACGGTGGCATCGATATTGGTGCCTTGCGAGGAGCTTATGACGACGATTCGTATGAGTCTGAGTCGGTCCACACCAGCAAGAATTCTCCGGAGGTGAAGTTACACCCTGCCCAGCTTTTTCAGTTGGCCCCTCGTCCGGGGGGTCCTGTTACACTGAATACATCCAAGGCTACGATGGATCTCTCAACAGAGATAGTGTCTATCGAAAGTGTGGTATTACCTGGACCGAGCCCGTCGTCGCTTCAACCAGCGGCTTCGGCCTTGCGTTGGTCGGAAATGCCCGACCCCTCAGAAGCTTCACCCCCTCCAGGGATGAAGCCCCCGTCTTCAGCGGAATTCGCAGCTTTGCAAACAAAGTTAGCGGAGATGGCGGCGGCGGCCAAGCTCCAAAAGAAGGAGGCCAATATTCTGAAACAAGCACACCAGCAGGAACTAGCTCAGGCGAAGAGGGAGGCCAAGAAGGCACTCCAGCCCAAGAAGAAACCTGCCCCCGAGAGTCGCGTTACCGCTGCGGCTCTTGCAAAGACTGTAGAGCAACTTGCGGAAAATATGAAGCAGTTGCAACTCAGCTTCTCGGCTACGGGCGACCCTATCGCTCGGCCGAAGCCGAATACCTGAGCCTTCTGGCTCAGGCTACAGCCCCCCATAAGGCTTCAACCACCGCTATTAGCGCTGTGGCTCTGAATCTGGGGGAGTCCTTTTTGGAGGACTTGATATCCAAGAAAAAGTTGTACCCTACAACCCAATTCCCCGGCTCACCAAGCCGGGCTCTGCTCGTTAGCGAGGTGGAGGACTTCCTTCGGGGGTCTTCCATGAATTGGAACGGCAGCCCGGGTTATCCCTGGGCCTCTGAATACGCAACCAACCGGAAGCTTATTGAGGAGAATTACGTGGAATTCGTGATCGCCGTTGTCGACATGCTCGAGCTGTGGCGCGACACTCCTTTGGAAAAGGTGCGCGCCATGGACGGGCGGCAACATTGTGCCAGTCGACTTTTCGACCCTTGCCGAGTCTTTGTTAAGGACGAACCGCACCCGTTGCGGAAGTTCGTGACGAAGAAGATGCGTTTAGTGATAAGCGTTTCGGCGACTGTGTCGGTGGCAATGGGTGTCTTACATCAGCGTCAGAACGACGCTGAGATTAGGAACCATGCCACGTGCCCGTCCAAACCAGGGATGAGTACTACCCAACAAGGTATTGCTCAAATCTGGGATTTCGTTCAAGATGGGTGCAAATTCGGACCAGTGGTCTCAGACGACGTCGCCGCCTGGGATTGGAGTGTCCTCCTAAGTCTCATTGATATGGAAACTGACTTCGCGGTTCTACTACAGCGGTGCAAAGGCACCCAGTGGGAAAACATGATCCGCGTGGCTGCATACTGCCTGGCGGCTTCGTTGCTTGTGCTCAGTGATGGGCGCATGTTTATGTTGCTACAACCGGGCGGTGTGCGATCTGGTGGTCGAAAGACTGCCTCTGGCAATTCGCATATGCGACACCTTCTCAGCGCGATGGTTCAATACCTGATCAAGTCAAATTCGATCGGGCATTTTGCCGCCGCGATGGGGGATGATTGCGTGGAGCGCCTTAGTGGGGACATTGAGACGTTCCGGCGAACTTATTTGCAACTTGGCTTCACGCTGACTGACTTACTTGGCAGTTCAGCGGGGGAGCCATTTGAGTTTTGCTCGCATTTGTTTGTCGATAGAGAGACGGCGATTCCCACACAGTGGGCCCGATCCCTCTACCGGCTTATTTCAAAACCATACGACCGGGTTGAGTACTTCGCCTGGTTGGATGAAATGCGCCATTTAAGCGATAGTCGAGCGATGATAAAACTCGACCATCTCGTTGATTTTTTGACCTGGGTACGGTGGCTGCCGACGCCTATCACGGCCCAGAAAGAATTCACCCCTCAGGCGGGTTTTCTTTATATGTCGAATCAGAAGAAGAACAAGGGTGCCGTCCGCACCCAGGCTAAGGTCCTTAAGGAACTTGGTCTGAAGGGAGGTCCTGCTATCGATAAGAAGCGGACCCCTAAGGCCAAGGTTGAGGGAGGTGGTGTCACGAAGCAGAAATCGAACACCCCAAACGCTATGACGCGTACCTACCTACACCAGTTCTTTGCGCGCAAGGACGCCGCGCGCACCGCGTGGGCTCTCATGGTTGGGAACCCATTCGGTGACATTGCCGTCCCGGTGCCGGTATCACTCACTCCCGGAGCGAGTCCTGCCTGCCCCCGGATGTTCCGCGTGAAGCTTACAAACTTCGCGACCGCCAATGCGGCGGGTTTTGTCTACATTGGTGCCAATGGAGATGCGTGGAGCGTCAACACATCAGCCGTCGCTGGCAGCGCGGCTACCCCTGCATATTTGTATCTGGGCAACTCCACCGCGTTTGGTACGCGTGGATACCCAGTGCACTGGACGATCAGCACCTATGTTGGTTGCCCTTTGCAGGTTACCGGATCGGACAGCAACTCTTATCCGGGATCCCAGGTTACATTGGCAAATGGTGTCACTGGCCTTGGGTTTGCACAGTTGCCTGATGGTTTCATCACCGGACAGACTGACTGTTCCGTTGGTGCGGCCAACCTGATTCAGCGCTATAGCAATGTGGCGGTTGGGCTTCGTGCTCGACCGACCACGGCTGCGCTTGCCGCGCAAGGCACTCTCGTTTGCTACCAGCAGACGGTGGGTGATAACTACGTGACCAATCCCGTGTATGCGGCTGGCACGGCCCTGCCCGGTGGGAAGAACACATACACCTACATGCAGTCGGTCCCCGAAGAGGAGATCGGCCGCTTGGAGATGTCCATCCCGGACTGGCCCACTGACAAGTGGATCGGTGCCGCTGGTCTTCCCAACACATATACGTCCTTTGGCCAATGGTCTCCCGGAAACGTCGGGGCCAGTATCATTGGGCGTCCCTGCGTTTCTATCATCGGGCAGGGCCTTTCGGCCGGCCAGGTGATTGAGTGGGAGGCGGAGTACATCTACGCCTTTTACGGTTCCATCTCGTATGAGCCGTCCGCTCTTAAGAATCGCCAAGTTGCGAGTTCGCCCGCGGAGATTGGATCAATTCTCTCTTCGGGCGCGCAACACATGGGTCCCTCTAACCAGCAATCGTACCGAGCTCCGCTCAAGGCGGTTGCGCAAGAGGCTGTCGACTCAGGCCGGACTAACAAGTCTGGCGTGGGCGATTGGATCAAATCTGGTTCCAACCTCATCGAGGAAGTGACCGGGTCGTCGATTGGGGAGCTTGTGGGCGAAGGCCTTGGCTTCCTGGCGGCGTTACTCTGATCCACCACCGCAAAGGTGTCCCCCCATTCATTCTGCTTAGCGTGAGCTAGCAGTTTGGGTGGGGGGGGGTTGTACTCAAATTTCAGATCATAACTGAAACCCACCGTACATGAAACTATGGCCCCCACCCCGCACAGTGTGTGCCTCACATTGAGCTGACCTAGATAACGATGCCGC